TCATAGATGGTCTTTTGATTTTAGATGGCGTGAAATTTGTTAATCATGACAATAAAGAGTACATAACAGACCAGAGTGGTACTAAACACTATCTACTAGATTTGCTAGAAAGAATACAAAATGGCTACTCTCAATCTTGGAAATTCGGCTAGTTATAATGGTGCAACTAACAATGCAGCAGGTATTGCATCTACTTTAGGTTCCGATTACGCCACGGCCTCTTCTGGGGCTTTAACCCTAAAACGCAGGGTTTCTGTACAGAACCTGTCTACTGGTCTTGTCATAAAACGTGGTGGATCATCTGATGTATTTGCTACAGGTGGTCCTGTCGTGTCAAGTAATACCCAAGGTCCACTTGAAGTGACTTCAGCAGACGGTGGTTTGTTTGGTACTTCTGTTACAATAAACAGTGGTGTTTACCTTTGGTCTGATGATAACACTGAGGCTGCCCTTATTATTAGTACACCCTGTACGGTTACAAACAATGGCAAAATCATGGGCAAAGGTGGTAACGGTGGTGGATGGGAAAACACTAACGGTACAGGATCGTTTCTGTCACCCGAAAACGGTGGACCAGCTATTGAAATTAACTCTTCAGGTGTAACCATTACAAATAACACCAACGCTTGGATTGGCGGGGGCGGCGGTGGAGGAGGAAACATCGGCGGCGGCGGTGCTGGAGGAGGCAAAGGCGGTAACGGTAGATACCTCGCCCCGGGTCCAACACAGCAACCCGGGGGTGCTGGAGGTTCAGTCGGTAATATTGGTGGCTCAGGTGCTTCTGGTAAAGACGGATACCCAGTTGCTGGCGGCGGTGCAGGTGGTGGTGGCGCACACACAACCTCATGGTATGGCGGTGGTCAATCAGGGGGCGGTGGCGGTGGTCGCATATTTCCTGGGACTGGCGGTGCTGGTGGCGTAAACGGTTGGGGACCTCCTACTGGACAAAACGGTGGTGCTGGCGGTGCTGGTGGAAACGCTGGTAGTAACGGCTTCGGCGGTGGCGGTGGTGGCTGGGGTGCGTCTGGGGGTAACTCAGGTGGCTCTGGTGGCGCAGCTATTGATGACAACGGAAACACTTACACTTTAAGCAATAGCGGAACTATATACGGCTCAACATAATGTCATACTCATTTAATCAGCAACAATATGAAACTGTAGAGCAAGTCAACAATGCAGTTGCAGAACTTAAAGTTAGGCTGGATAACAACCCTACAGATTGGTGCGTTGTGAAAGTCTTATCTGGCAACGCAGAAGATGGTTGGGTTATTCCAACAGAAACATTAAGCGACTTAGAGATAGGTAATTTGTCTGAGGATAGTTATTACAGTGTATCCTCTATTTACGATGGTACTTCTTATGTTGGTGTAAGTGGAAACGAAGCATCACAAAAAGTTCGAGAGATGCGAACACAATATGCAACAGGTTTAAGGGCAAATACTATCATCAAAGAGTATGCACCAACTGAAACAGATATGTCAGGATATGTATAATGGTAAGTTATATAAGAGGCGACGACGACTTTGATAGTTCCGAAGGTGGGGGCAGTACAGATTGGGGTGCCGTAGGATCATACGGAGAGTTTAACACCATCACCAACCAATCGACAGAAGTACCAAACCCTAGTGCAACGACTAGCGGCAGTAATTTAACCTCAGCAGGTGGTGGTACATACCCTTATGGGTCAAACTACACAATATCTGGCACTTCTTATGCTGTAAGCGGGACTTGGAGACTTATGGGTAACTTGGGTAGTACGTCTACTAGCTATGTTTCCAGTATTTTTTGTAGAGTGAGTTAAATGGTAAACAGAGTAATTATATCAGAGGTAAGAAATGCTAAATCTCTTAATGAAGAGAATACTTTTTTTGACCTAGAGATAAACCATCCAATACACGGTTGGCTACCCTACACACTATCTCCACACGACACTGATATGACTGTAGATAATTCTGTCTTATTAGAACTAATAGGTGATGACTTTCAGGCTTATGTAGCACCAACTCAAGAAGAGTTAGATGAAGCTGCTGCTATTGATGTTCGTCGTCGTCGTGACATGGCTCTTATGGTAGAAGTAGACCCTATTGTATCTAACCCACTTCGTTGGGCAGACATGACCACAGAGCAACAGAACGCATGGACTGAGTTCAGGACAGCTTTGTTAAACATTACAGAACAAGAGGGTTTCCCGCATAATGTAGAGTGGCCCGATAAACCCTAGGGTATTTAAGCATGTCTAAGATAACTATAAGCGGAACAAATGGTATTACTGGTTATGAGTCTAATAACACCACTGTCTCTAAATCCTATAGTAAAAGTGACCTTTTTAACTTAAAACCTAGTGTGTTTACAAGTCAAACAAATATGGTCATTGCTCAAGGTGCAAATTTTGATGGTACAGTTGCTCCACCAGAAATTCATTTTGAACAAGACGATAGCACTTTACCTTTAATTGATGTAGGTCTAAAATACATTACATCCAATTTTGAGACTGCTACAGAAAGTGATCAAAACCATACAATGCCATCAAATATTCAAGCGGGTGACTTGCTTGTTATGATGCAAGCCACGGTTATGAGTACTTCACAAGGCTATGGTATATCAAGGCAATACGGAACAGGGTTTACAGGTGTAAATACAAACTGGTACAGTGTTTATGGATACTGGGGTGGAAATTATCACATAGGTAACCATATTGTTTCTTACAAGATTGCTACATCCTCTGATGCAGGTGCAACAATAGGTGGTTTTGAAGTTTTAGGCAGCTCTTACGGCACCCCCTACGGAAACAGGTGGCTGGCTGTATTTAGACCTACAAATTACAGTCCGTCTGGTACTGTTACGGTTCAACAGGTTTCAGCAGGTTATAGGGTAGGGACACTGACAGTAGCTTCGCATCAGCACGCTTTAAGTTTAAATCCTACTGGACCTTACAGTTGTGTTGTAGGTTTTTACGTAAGTAATGCGGGTAACAAAACTGCAACTTCTAACTTAGCTATAGACGCACAAAATACTACCCAAAACGGAACTACAGCACAAGCCTCTAAGCATACTTACGCTATTGGACAAGTAAACTCTACTAGCGCAGTAACTTTAACAGGCCCAGCAGCACAAACTGCCATAGACGGTTGTACGCTGGTTGCACTTACTTTGTCATAGTAAAAACTAGGATAAACCAATGACCCGAACATGTTGGCTATACTGGCCTAAAGCAGTAGACACTGCTAGAGTATTTGATCTTGTAGAAGAAGATAAGGTAGAAGATGCTACCGTTTTTAGCGGTGTTAATTTAGACCACAGACGTAGTAAAATCTCTTGGATCACTGACAAAGACAGGGCAGTAGAAATACTAAGCCCTTTTGTTCTAGCTGCTGCTCAAAACATGGGCATTGAAGTTTTACCAATAGCTGACTTTCAGTATACTGAGTACCACGGTACTGACTCTGGAAAATATGACTGGCACCATGATATTAATTGGGTCAATAACTCTGGTAATGATAGAAAGTTGTCCGTAACAGTTCAACTGTCAGACTCCGATGAATACGAGGGCGGCAACTTTGAGTTTGGTGAAGTAGAAACACCCCCAACTGAGTGTCGTCAAAAAGGCACTGTACTCGTATTTCCATCATACCTACAGCACAGGGTTTCTCCAGTTACATCAGGTGTACGTAAGACACTGGTAGCTTGGTTCGAGGGGCCAACATGGCGGTAGTCTATCAGGTATCCCTTCACGGTGATGCCTACGATGCCAGAGATAAGACTTGGAACCAGATATACTCTGAGACTGGCTGTAAGCCTCGTACAGGCTGGAAAGACCCTTTACTTGATCGTACCCTGCTAAAGGGTGAGTTTGGTTGCTCTGTGAGCCATATGAGAGTTTGGCAGAAGATTGCAGACAGTGGTTTAAATGGTATCATACTAGAAGAGGATGCAGTATTTACTGAGATCAACCCTCACCATGTAGATCATAAGTTGGAGGATCACGACAGTGTGTGGCTTGGGTATAGACTTAATAGTCTTGGTTACTGGTATAATTGTCATGCTTATGCTATTACTCCTGATACTGCCTTATTACTTTTAGAGGGCTTTAGTCAGAACATTATACCTGTCGATGAATGGGTACCTTCAAAACTAAAAGACAAGCGTAATTACTTCTACCCCGAAGAGGTTGTTAAGCAAATACCTCGTGAAACCCGACCTAGCACGATTGAGGAAACAGATATGCTACCCGAAGAAGATATTAATATGCACATTGTAACTGTCGCTACCAACCCTAGTAAGGCATGGGCCTTATATCAGTCAGCCGACAGGTTTGGTGTAGAAGTACATAACCTTGGTAAAAACTCAGACTGGTATGATCCTATGGAAGGTCATGCAGGTATGCCCAAGATTGACATGATGATTGACTTCCTAAAGGAGTTACCTGATTCAGACATTGTGTTGTTCTTAGATGGTTACGACACGTTCTTTGTTAATTCACCATTAGAGATACTAGAACGGTTCAAAGGTTTTGGTGTAGATGTACTCTTTGGTGCAGAGGACAACTTCTGGCCCCCAGAAGAGTTCCTACAGAAACAGTTTGACCGTCAACACCCTAACGAGTATTACAAATACCTAAACAGTGGTTGTTACATTGGTCGTGCCGATGCTTTGTATCACTTGCTTACAGAGCCAGTTGTAAATGACACAGGGGATGATCAACGGTATTGTCAAGTAAGATATCTAGCACGTACTGAACCTCCAGAGGATTCACCTACTCATTGGAAATGGGATCGTATAAACTTTCCTTACAAGATTGCCTTGGACCATGAGGCTTACATCTTTCAAAACCACGACAATTCTGTAACGGTTCAAGATCGTCAGATGTACGGTGCTATCTGTTGCCCTTGTGTTTATCATGGTAACGGTGGTCAGTTAGCTAAAGATAAGTTTGTAAAGTTAGCTGCTGAGTTTGGTTACAAAGAGCCTCAACCTACTGCTTATATTATGACTTTAGATTATGAGGAAGTTGCACCAGATGTTTTAGTTACCCCTTTTATTACGGAGCAACAATGTGAATGGTTAATTTACAAATCAGAACGTCTTGGCAAATGGGATCAACTTGAGGGTGATAAGTTTCCAGCACAAGAGTTACGGATAAGAAACCTTGGCTTGTGGGAACATTATGAGAAACTCTGGAAAGAGAAACTTGCTAAGATTGCTATGGAGCATTGGAAGCCATATGCTCACATTGGTTTACGTGATGCCTTTACCATGCGGTACTCTATGGATACGCAGAAAAGTTTGGGGTGGCATACGGATGCTTCGTTGGTTACTGGTTCGGTAAAGCTGAACGACAACTACGAAGGTGCTACACTCATTTTCCCACGACAAGAGTTTACTAACATTGACGTACCTGTCGGTCACTGTATCCTATTTCCATCGGATGTAACTCATGGTCATTATGTTGATGAATTGCAAAGCGGCACAAAGTACAGCCTAACAATGTGGACCTCAAGATATGAGGGTGATGTAAACTAGGAGTAACAAATGTTTGGCACTAGCCCATTTTCATCGGCCCCATTTGCAGATATGGGGACGGAAGAGTACGAACTTACGGCTAATGCCATTACTACTGGCAACCCTAGTGTCGCTACCTCTACATTGTATGAAGAAGAAACCTTGGCTACACAAGGTACTCTTTTATCAGGTACACCAACACTAGGTACGTCTGACTTTAACCAAGGTCAAACACTATTATCTGGAAACCTAGACACAAACTCTGCATCTGTTGATGATGCTACTATGCAAGAGGATGAAACCTTTAGTGCAGGTAGCTTAGATACCAACAGCCCAGTGCTAGGTACAGCAGATATTACAGAGGACAATCAACTAGGTGATTCTGGAGAACTTGCCTCTGGTAACCCAACACTAAGTACGTCTGACTTTAATCAGACACAAACATTTGAGTTTGATTCATTATCAACAGGTAATGTTTCTGTTCCAGACATAAGTATGTCG